GTGGCTGTTCCGATAAAGGTGTCCACTAAAGACACAGCGGGAGTCCAGCAGTGATTCTGGATGAAGTGTTCATCCACACCACCGATTTGCGCTCCGACATATGTCGTTAGATCGTCCCAGACGGCCATTCGATTTTTCCCTTACGATTACGGACGCGTGATGCCAACCACTGCGGCGGGATACTCATCCGCCGTCGCCACGAATGACGAGAGCGAGTAGGCCGAAGACAGGTTGATTGCGTTGTCCGACTCGAGGCGAAGAGCCGCCGAGGTGTATTGACGGAGAGCGGCCGAGTTGACGAAGGCACACTGCGACTTGTTGACATTGAGCTGCGAGACAGCAACAACGCGGATGCCGGCGAACGAGCCACCGAGACCGGTCGGCGAGATGCTTCCGACATTGTTCACGCCCTGGCCGTCGACGAGGAGAACCGGACGGCCGTCCGAACCCTGGAGAGCCATGAGCTCCTTGAAGGTTGCGGTGTCGACGATGAGGTCGGTGATCGGGAGTCCGAGGACAGCGAACTTGACTGCTGCGTCGGTGATGGCGGCGAGCCAGTTGTTGTAGGTTGCCGAGGTTGCGATTCCGACCTTGTTGCCCGCTGCGATTTGAGCTGCGACCGTGGTCTGGTACTGAGCGATCAGTTCCGCGTTGAGCTTGTTTCCGAGTGCGATTGCCTGGCCACGGAGAACGGTGTTCAAGTAATCAACACTTGACCTCAAGATGCTCTGGATTGAGAGTTCCGAGTACGAGCCCAGAGTTTTGATGTTGACGCTCTTCGACTCGAGCTGGACCTCGTAATACCCGAGATCGTCACCTTCGGCGGCCTGAGCGGCCGTGCCATCGGTGATGCCCTTGAGCTGTGCGAAGGTGATGCTCATGCCGGTCGGCGGCGTGACACCAGTGCCGAAGACCTGACGGAGCGGTGCTGCTGCTTCGACGATGCGAATCAGGTCGCGGTCGATGGGAGTGGTGACACTGTCACCAGTGTTCGCACCGGTGTAGGCACGAACGGAGAGCTCGTCCCCAGCTGCGAGCGACTTCATGAATTCGCCAGCGGTGCGGTTGTCGATTGTTGCAACCTCAGTCGAGGTCATGCCAGCGAATTCGCGCTGGAGTAATGCGATGTCTTCACGAACCTCGGCGAGGTCGGAGACGATGGGAGTGATTTCCTCCACGGTTTCCTCCTTGTTGGGAGCCGAGGCCGGGATTTCCGGATCGGTATCTTCGTCACGAACTTCCGTGACAGTCGCTCCCGCATATGCGGGGAACGAAACTAGGCTGATCTCCTTGACGAGAGCGTCGCGGACCTCAGTCACACCGTCGACCACTGCGCTGTCGCGCATGATGAATCCGACGGACAAAGACAGCACACCGTCTGCGGCGAGGGTCGCGGCGTCGCGTCCTCGAGCGGTGTCAGAGATGAATGAATCGAAACGGAATCCGTCAGGTGATTCTTCGCCGGCCGTGATTTTGCCGATGGGCTCGTGGCGGTCGTGCTGCCAGAGCATGAGAGCGTTCGAATCGAGCGTGACCGAGCCAGGAGCGAATCGCTCGTTATAGGACGGTGACACTTCTCCGTATGGGACGGCGATGCCGGACAGTTGGCGGGTCGTGGTGTCATAGCGAAGCTCTACGAGCTGTTCGCGTGTTTCCATCTTTTCCATTAGATTGCTCCGTTCGGCGCAAGGCCTTCGATGTTTCTCACCTCGTCCTGCGATAGCCATCCGGTGACTGGGTCGAGTGCGATCTGGTGAGCTTGATAGCGAGTAAGTGTGTCGGACCGGAGAAGAGCGTCGATGTTCATCTTTGCGACATTGGTGAGACGGCCAGGGAGAAGAGCGGTCATCGCTTCTTCAATCTCGACATAGTAGGACGCCAGTGTGAATCGGGTGAAGGAGATAAGCTCCTGCTCGATGTTCGAGTAAGTCATCGACCCGCCCTGGACAGCACTAGCCATGAGCTGAATCGGAATCCCGAACAGTCGGGCCGTCTGCTCGACGCCGAAGGACTGGGTCTCCAAAAACTGAGCATCCTTTGGCGAGAGATAGGTACTTTGGAAGGTGAGCCCATTCCCGAGGACAGCTGTCTTGCCTGAGCCCAGCGCGTTCCATGCTTCGGCCGCCTTCTGCGCATCCTCGCCGTTCAGCATCTGATCCGTTTTCAGGATTCCGGCGGGTGTGCCACCAGCTGCGAACCAGTCCGAAACATAGTCCCGCGTCGATGTAATTGCCAGGAGCTCCTTCTGGGCAGATTGAATCGGCCCGAGCCCATAGAGATTACCAGGGACGCGAAGAAGACTGAGCTGTTGGATATCCGCGATTGACAGTTTTTGCGTACCCCGATAAACATAGCCAAGAAGGTTGCCGTAATCGTCGCTCTGAATCATCACATCGAACGGATTGAGACACTCGAGCTTTACAACATCGTTACGCGCTCCCTGACGGTAGACGCGCCAGAAGGCGTTACCGGACAGAGCCATCGAGTTGACGGTCTGCTCAAGGAAGGCGGCGCGTGTCTGATTCGGGTTGGGTTGGCGTACCCAGATTGGTGTCGAAGGGAGCTCGACGCCATCGCGGTAAACATGGATTGACAGTTGTTTGATTGCCGTCGAGAGAATGGAGACAGCGCGGAAGACTGCGGCTAGGGAGAGAGCGTCTGAGGTGCTTACTCCGGCGGATGCGGATCGTGGTGGCGGAATGATTCCACCTGCGCGCTTGTTTAGCGACGCGACTGTTTCCCGCGATGAATCGGCAAAGCCAAAAGCGGGTCGATTGAGAAATTCGAGGAATCCCATTACCTAAACACTATATGTTGTGGTATGGATTAGTCAATACCACTACATATAGAGTTTCGGCGTGTCGTTATTGACAGGAGTCACACTGAAGTAAGTCCATCGGGTCCTGAGGTACTGCGTAGCCGTTTATGTTTTCGTTATCCATAGACCGACCAGATTATCAGAACGGCCGGCGTCGAGCACGCTACGCGCCGATAAAGAGCTGAATCCCTGTCGACTTCGTGCTCATCTCAGACGCCGCATGGACAGCGATGGCGGTAGCCATTACAGCGTCGATCTCCACGCTCGAATCGACGCGCGAGATACGGAAATTGTCCTGGACATTCTTCCGTACCGTGCGCGGAATCTGATAGGTCATAATCGGGTCTCCGGCGTGCTTGAGCGTCTGATGCTTCAGACGGTTGATGAGCGTCGAGGATGCCCTCACAATATCTCCCAGGTTGAACACGGTCACGCGGAATCCGCGCATCTCGAGCTCCTTTGCCAGGTCCTTCATATAAAGACCGTCGAGGACGAATCCGGCGGGAGAATGTGCCATCAGTTGCTGACAGACAGCGATTAGCCTAGACACCGTCGGCCTGGCGAATGTGGCCACAATTTCAGTGTGGACAACATCGTCGATGAGCACGGCCGCCGCGATGGTAGCCCAGTCTCCGTCTCGCGTCTTATCGATACAGAAGAACGGATTACCCTTCGGGAAGGTGTCCTCTCGAGCACGCTCGCACGACCACCAAAGCGACATCGGGATAAAGGTGTGATCGTTACTGTGCACGAATCGATTTAGCCGGTAACGGATGATGTCTTCGTCCGGCAGAGAGCGAACATCGTCGAGCATAATCTGTGGATCGATGCGACCGGATTCGAGCGCGGGATTCGCTTGCTTGAGTAGGCGTAGAAGTTCGGCATCGTCGGTCGGGACTACGGATTCTTCTGCTTCCCATATCCACGCACCGAATCGCGGATTCTCTCCGTTGATTGCTTTGTCCGCGTTGGAATAGAGACGGTTGAGCAGCGCGGAATTCTGGTCCCCCGCTGTTGTGATGCCGACCAGTATAGAGTCCAATCTCGATCCTTGTCCGCTGACTAAAGCTGTCCAGGATGAATCGTCGACCAGGTGCACCTCGTCAACAATTCCGACACTGATAGGGATGCCCTGAAGCGTCGACGCCCGAGCCGCCTTAATCTCATACCTCGAGCCGTGCGTGGTGCGAATACCTCGAGTGTCCGTGAGCTTCGTCATAAGCTTCTTGAGGCCTGGTGTGTTGTTGATGATTACCTGGATGCGCTCGTAGAGGATTCGCGCCTGGTCGACCTGCGACGCGATGCCGACATTGACCTGATTAGGTTTGCGGAGCAGAGCCCAGCATCCGAGAAGCGAGGTGAGCTCGGTCTTGCCGGATTGACGCGCGACCGATACCAAACAAGCACGCCACCTCAGCGTCCCATCATCCTTCAGCTCCGTAATGCGACGCACCAGCTCGATCTGCCATTCGTCGAGCCAGTAGCCCATCGACCCGCGCCAGGCTTGCTCGAGCAACGGCAGATAGTGATCGATGTCGGCCTGGAAGTCCTCGCGGAGCGGCGGAGTGAATCGGGTCGGGCTAAACATTACCGGCGGAGCAATTCCTCGTAAGGATTCGTCACCTCGTTCACGGAAGGCTTCGCTTTGAGCAACGACCGGTGAAGGAGACCGAATTGAGCGACCAGCGCCGCGGTAACTTCACGATCTAATTCGGCAGCGAGAGCTTCGAGAGCTTTGACCGACGGACCGTGCGAATCATCGAGCCAGTCGGCTGTCTTCAAGAATGATTCGACCGTCTCAGCGAATGATGTCGGTCGGCGCGTACCTTCTGCGTCCATGTGTATCTCCTTTGTTTGAGCCGGTCAGCCGGCGTAATCGTAATGTTTCAAGATTCGGGGGTAAAAATGCCTGTATGGGGGCGGATTGTGGACAACTA